GATATCTTGTTGCGCATGCCCCTGGCATGCCTTTAATAATAATGAAAGAAAACTTGTGAAAGGGAAATAATATTTTTGGTGCATAAGCTTTTATTTTATAATTTTTATTTATGTTTATATTTTACTAATTTTTAAATGTGTTTTATATTTTAAAATATTTTTGTTTAATGGCAAAAGCGGATCTGTAGTGACTAATTACAGTTTGAGTTGTTAAAGGACAATTGATGCAAGTTGGGCTAAGAATCCCACAGTATCTGACACCCCTCTAACCACAGTTAGGGTCTGTTCCCAAGCTCCGGTGACTCGATCCATAAAGTGTTGCTCCTCAATACCTGCGTCATCAACAGCTCGCGGCACAGCGAGACTGGATAATACATTGGTAGAGGCAGCCATTACTAAAGGTTGATAGGCACAAGCGCCAGTATTTTGGAAAACTGACCCAGTCGATGGTTTTATTTGTGATTCGAAATGAACGCGTTGCTGGACATAGCAAGTTAAGGAGACGGCACCTATCGGGGCCCCTGCAGTCACCACAAGTATACCGTAAATGCCCATTGTAGTTTCCACTGCTGTAGATGAGCCAGTGATCCAAGGTTTCATTATTGATCGGTAACGATAGGCTCCATCATCGTACCTTCGGAAAGGCACGAGAATCTCATTTTCAATGAGAGAAGCCAGTGGGTAATGCTGGTAGCCAGGGAGATACTCCATCTGAGCTATGGATGTTGGGAAAGCGGTGTTTTGGCCAATTTGGGTGTCATCAATAGGAACGTAACAAACAAAGACAGAGCCTTGAGCGTTAGCGAAACTAGGAATGGCCTGAATAGAAACACCACCGGCAGCCATACGGGACATTTGAATTTGCGAACGAGCTGAATTGACACCTGACGCAGGAACAACATTAGTGACCCAATCAGCTGCCCATGTCCACGTGCTGGTTGAAGCAATGGTAGCGGCGGCATATTGGAATGCAGAAGGATCAGGAGAATATAGGTCGGCAGAGAGTCCAAAAGCAGCGTCAGTGAATTGATTTGCATCGAGTTCAAGAAAGTGGGCAATGGAAGGGGCGAGTATGTCATCAGGGACTTTAACACCAATTGATTGCACAGCGAAAGGATCAAGATTAGCGTATATGTAAGGATGTACTGCATCTCTACGCGCTATTGACTTATTTTTATTATTTTTATTTTTGTTTTTCTTATTACGCCGGACTGCGGCGGGCACTAGCTCTAGGTTTCTTGTTGTAGAAGGATCGAAATTCCGTAGAGGGGCAGATGGTATTTTGTTATTTCTGCGTGCGTTTTTCGTAGTTTTGACCCTGATACTAGCAGGGCTAATGCTGGCTTTATTGCGAGTCATTAGTATTTTATATAAAGTTGAAAATTATTTACAATTAATCTAATTTGGTGTTTCCTAAATTAATTATAACGGGGACAGGATTATTGTAACTGAAATCACTTGATTTATAATGATCTTCCAAGGCAATTTGATGGGCCGGGGTAATGCCGAAGGCAAGGTAAAAAGATACCCTCGTCTCATCGGCAACGTCCTCATAGCCTCCACTCATATCGCCACACGTAATGAACATTCCATTGTCTTTAAATTGATCTTTTTGAAGCGGCTTCACGTTTTTAACAATCATTGAATTGTAGCATTCTTGATAAACAGGGACGCCACTAGTGAGGGCTAAGCCACACTCACCAACAGCAGTCTTCCATTTCTCAAAAATTTTCTTGTTGTTAAGGGCAATCAATGAAACGCAATCTTTAGCTAAACTAATAGGGCAATTGCGAACCATTCTATACTCTCCATTGACATTCACAGGATGAGCTTGGCAAAATTCAATTTGCTCCAAAACAAAACAAGGCTCTTCAATCTTCATGTTGAAGCCCATATCTAAAAACCAATTGAATAAACCATCAATCAATTTTCCATAATCCCCACGTTCGCAGAATACGACACAGTCATCTCCATTGTTGGCTAGTCTGATGTTCACTTGACGCTCTAGGGCATAGACATAAAGGAGCATACACATAATCACGCAGTTGCCTAATGCGGTGTTCATATCACCTGACATCCGGCCACCAGCGTGCTTATAGCGTACACTCCCGTCATAGCATCTCGCAATACCATCTACATTCAACTGCCATTTCAACAACTTCGACAACCTATCGCGGTCCGCTCCTCTAAAACAACTCAAGTAGACTAGATGCTCCATTTTTAATGCATCTACTGAAACATGTTGGTCAAATCGACTGGCATCGAGACCAAATGCAATAGGATCGGTGAACAAATCCCATTTGTTTTTAAATATCTGTCCAACTTGTGAAGCATTAAGGCTTTTCATCACTGTGGTGTCCCCATATAACTCGGCTATGGCACGGTAGATCGGGTGCTCAATAGGCTTAATAAAGATTCCAACTTCGACGTTATACCTGGGATCCCGTGGCTGTATTAAGCGTGGCGACGGGTCCGACTTCTTAAGGAAGTCAATCTTCTCGGCTTTTACGAAGGGCCGGATCACGCTGTCTTTTTTATTTACAAGCTTGCTTTTCAAACTATCCACCGCTTGCTGATAAATTGTTTGTCTACGACCCTTATAATATAGTGGAAATTGATCCTTTTCAATAGGGGAAATGACTGGCAATAAATGAGCAATGGCTTTTAGGAAAGGCATGCAAGTTGTTTTATAGTGGTTTTCTTTCGGCAATGGAGGTTCCACAAATCCCTCCTCACCTTTAACATAAAATACCCTTTCAGCCACTGCTCTATACAAAGTTTTCACATCATTGTTATGAACCTCGTATCCATTCTGTGGGCCCCAGCCCCCCAGCTTATAGATAGTCCTAGGTTTTCCGGGCTGCCTGGAGACTTCCATTTGTAGGTTTGGGTGAGTCAATTTGGTTGTCGTGCTCACTCCAACGGAAGTCTCCAAGCGCCATCAATCTTTGTTGAATGCAGGCTTACTCCTGATCCAATAATTTAGATTGAACCATTTGTAATCCTCATTCGAGCTCTCGGCGTGTTGATGATGGGTATCAGCTATAACTGGCCTAGTACGCAGTTTGGCATTACGAATCTCGAAATCAGTAGGTATGAACGTTAATTCAGTAGCCATATCACACAGGCCAGCTATGTGATACATCTTGATGCCGTTCTTGATCATTTCATCCCTTATATATCTTCTAACTACTAGCTTATTAGCCCTCGTCATAGTCAAGTTATCCATACCAAAGAAACCTTTGGCATGCATGGCATACTTGACGGCTGCCCTGGTTGGATAACGCGGCTTGCCGTCGACAATAAGTGGATCTTCATTACTTTGATGCGAGTTCATCATATGGAGCAGATTCTTAGTTTGTGTTTGGCCCCAATGGCCGCGCGTATAGTCTTTATGTCTAAAAACCTTGCGCAGCTGCTCTCGGGGATTCATGGCGAATAGAACCACAAATATAGAACTAGCTATAATTGCACTAATTGGCAGGATAGGCACCTGAAAGGATATGCGCAGTATGTACATTAGCTCATTTAAAATATTTACAAGAAGTGGTATTAAGATGGATAAAATGAGCAAAACTCCGAAAACGATAGAAAAAATTGGCCAATCCTTGACAAAATAATAGATGACATTTGTCTTACGAGTAAGAATATCAATAATCGATTTGAACAACATTGTTGTAAGTACATAAAATCTGATCATGATATCCTTGTACTCTTTATACAAAGATGGTTTATGTGGTTGTTCATCGATGGGAAAATTATAACCAAAGGTGCCATCTGGTCTAGTCACGTCGATGAAATCATCATCGATGTCAATGCTAACCTCTCTGGAGTTTACAGAATCCTCCGACATATTGGCGGCACGCTCAAAAATGAGCTGCTTGCCGTAATCAAAAGAGTTAACATCACTAAATGAACTGTCACTAGACTCTTCAACAATTCTACGTCTAGGTCTGCGTCGGCGTAAGGTGGGCGTATTCATGGGCGCACTAGTATTTAAAACAATTCGTTTGACGGGCAGTCTAACTGGTGGAGCGACATTGCGAGTGACATCGATGGGGTGGTCATCCCCAGACGTGACTTCTAGCAAGTCTAATGTACAGTAATTTGCGGGTTCTTCAAACATTTTAAATCTCACGGATAAGAGCAAAGTGGAAAGACAGGAGTTCGGAAAACAGTACCGGCCCTTAAAAATCGT